GCGGTGGCAGCGGTCGTTAGCCTGCAGCTCGTTCTCCAGAGAGAAGTCTCTACTATACCAAATCACCTCGCTGGCACAGGTTAGATTGAGCCCGGTGCCCCCGCTGCGGGGGCTGCTGATGAAGACCTTACAGTCCGGATCCTCGCGGAAGCGCTGAATGTTGGCCGCGCGCTGGTTCTGCGGAGTAGGACCTACGTAGTCCACCCACCCAATCTTAGCGGCGTCCAGGGCGCGGGTGAGCAGCCTGTGGTCCCCGGCAAACTTAACCCAGACTATGACCTTGCCCTGAGCCTCCCTGATGATGTCCACGGCGGCGTCAGCGCGCCCGTTGGGCAGCTCCTGGAACATGGCCGGCTCGATAACAACGCCGTCCTCGTTCTTCTTGGCCGCCCGGCTGATAAACCCGCTGACTATTTGCTGCAGCCTGATGATCCGCGTCAGGGCCATGCGGGCCGTGAGCACCCCGTCCTCCAGCTCCAGGAAGAAGTCTTTGCGCATCTTGTCGTAGGTAGCGCGCTGCTCGGGGGTGAACAGAACCTCGCGCCTGATGAAGTTCTTGGGCGGCAGATCAAGGCAGTCGTCCTTGAGAACCCGGTAGGTGTAGCTGTCTATCTTAGCCTTCAGCTCGTCCTCGTTCTGGTAGCCCACGATCTTCTTGGACTGGTAGCCGCCCATGCGGCAGAAGTGGTTGCGGAAGCTGAAGAAGCTGTCGTAGCCTAGGATGTTCTTGTCCAGAAAGTAAAACTGGCTGTACAAGTCCTCAGCCCCCTGAGTAATAGGGGTGCCGGTGGCAATCAGGCGGTAGGGAGCCAGCCGGGCCACCTTGACTATATACTTGGTCCGCTTGCTGTTCAGGTCCTTTATCCGGCTGCTCTCGTCCACGGCCAGCAGGCACCGGCTGCCGGTGAGCACCTCCCGCAGGAACTCCTGACCCTTCTTGTGGCTCAGGCTGTCCACGTGCACCGCGATTATCCGCAGGCCCTCCTTGTAGGGCAGGGCCTGCCGCATAGCCTGCCGCTCCTCGGCGGTGGGGCTGGCTACCGTGTAGGCACCGCGCCACGGCACCACGTCCGGCAGATGCACGGGCACCTGCTCGTTAATCCACTGAGCGTGGACCCCGTTGGGAGCTACTATGACCAGGGTGTCTATCTTGCCCCGGCTGCCGCCGTTTAGGAACAGGTCGGCGGCTAGATCTAAGATAACCTTCGTTTTTCCAGTTCCCTGCTCAAGGAATAATCCATAAGCGGGGATGGGGGAGTTTAGTGCTGCTCTGGCAAGCCCGAAACACTTCATCTGGTGGTCGTAAGGCTTTGTCTTAAACGGGAACTCCCCGTCCGCAAACTGCACGGCCTCCTGAGCGCGGGCCTGCCGGTTATCCTTCTCCTGCTCCCGCATGGCCCGGAACTGCTCCAGCAGGCGCAGCGCGGGGCCGCGCCACGTGACTTGTTGCAGCTGGTTGTCCAGATACTCTATGTTGCTGCGGGTGGGCTCAAAGTACGGGGTGCCGCTGACGTAGCGCTTACGCCCCGGCAAGCCGCTTAGAGCAGCGTGCACGTGGACAGGCACCCTGCCTACAATCCACGCCTTCTTCTCGTCAGAGTCTATGGTAACGGGAATCATTCTTAAGCTAGGCTCTCTAGGTTCCACGTCTGGCTGTAGGCGTTAAACGCGTCGCTGCTGATTGACCTACCCTCGGACAACACGCAGTACAGTATGTTCTTGTGGAGCTTTGTGGTGTCGGTGGTGTCCAGGCAGACCAGCATCTCCCGGCAGCTGCCTCGCCAGTAGTTAAACTCGTAGACGTAGTCGTACATCTCCGTGGCCGTGAGGAACTCGGTCTTCACGGCTACGCTGACTATGGTGTTGCTGGTAGCGTCCATAATCACGGCACCGCGGTCAGTGCGGTCGCGCTTGCCGCTGTCGGCAAAGCTGAAGCTAGTGCCGTACTGCATCCCGGTGGTAGGGCTGAAGCTGCGCCCCACGAACAACCGCCCGAACGTAATGTTGGTCACGTTAGGGTCGCTGACGGTGATGCGGATGTACTGCCACGTCTGTATCGTAGAGCTGTAGTACCAGCTGTGATTGCGCAGCAAGGCCCCCCGGCGGGGGTCGTTAGCCTCTCCACTCCAACTGCCCGGCACGCTGGTCCGATGCGCCCAGAAGGGTCTGCTAGCCTGTAGATTGGTCCAGCTGGTGCCGTTATTGCTGGCGTCTATGACTATGGTGGCGGCGTAGCTGGTGTTCGTGTAGATAAGGCTGACTACGTCAAACTCCCGCTGCAGCCCGAAATTCCACGTGATCACGGTGCTGCCGCTGGTAGTCCGCGCCACCGCTGTAGGGTCGTACGTAACCAGCTTGGACGCGGGGTAGCTGGAGTCCACGTTGGTCATGGTTGGCGTAGTGCTGAACGCCAAGTGCTGCGGATATTCCTCTATGGGTTGAGCGAAGAGGACGGCCATTCATATTCCCCGGGATTGCGGTTAGAGCAATAGCTTAATCTGGGCCGCAGTAAAACTCCGGGGAGGCCCGGCTGGTCTAAGTCACCTTGGTGAAAGTTCTTCTCGTAACAGCCGTGTACACCCGGTGGTAGGTCACGCCGAGAGCAAAGGCTATCTCATCATAACTCAGGCCAGCGGCGTAGGACGCCCGCATCAGTCGCACGGTGCCCTCGCTGAGTTTTTCACGCACGCGCCAGTCCCCGGCGTCCTCCGGAAGGCTCGGGTCGTGCCAGCAGTACCCGCCCGGCGCGCCGCCGCGGGCGTAGAAAGGCGTCAGGCTGCCTAGCTTCTCGCGTATTCTGCGCGCGGCCATTCCCACCCGCACGCGCGGGTCACACTCCCCTCTGCTGATCCGGTTGGCTATAACCTCGCTGGTAAGCTCCAACGGAGCCGCCTTGGCCAAGGCGTACAGCATGCCGGCCTCCTGCTGGCTGAGGGCCAGCACCTTCTCCTTGTAGATGGCCACGGTGGGATACAGCACCCACCCGTCCCTATAGATGGGAGAGTCCTGCGTCAGGTTGTAACCGCAGTGGGGACAGATTCCGGTCACGACCGTTACTGAGGACCAAACAGAGTCAGCTCTTCGTAGAGAACATTGGAGTCTCGCTTTAGGCGCTTGACGATGAAATTCTTGCCGGTGTCCAGTCCAAAGCGCGGGTACACTATGGTCACGGTGTCCCCCAGCTCAATGGCGTAGTTCTGTCTGTTGATTGCCACCGCCCACGTGTCGCGGTCCAGCTTGCGGAGCCCCAGAATCTGGCTGGCAAAGGTGGTGGCGTCAGTGCTGCTGGAGATAAGAGTGTTGAACTCCATCTCTCCAGACAAGGGGTGCTTCGTCTGCACCGTCAGGTCCTCCTGGACCACGGTACGGTACTCGCGCAGAGCAAAAGCTACTCGGGCTACGTCAACCGGCACAGTCTGGTGCCTCCTTACCTAGTCGTCTAGAGTGGTGCGGCCCGGCGCTGGAGTTGGCTGCGGAGCAGGCTGAGCCGGGGCGCACTTCTCCAGCCACACGGCGTTATTCTTGTCCACCTGCCGCTTGGTCTCCTCCGTGTCCCGCGCGCTGGTGTACACGGGCACGTAGATGCTGCAGAAGGTGTCCCGCACCGGCGGGATGGAGTTAATCGGGGCGGGTGAATCGGTCGCGCACCCGCTGACGGTAAGCAGGGTCAGCGTCAAGGCGATCGTGGATCTCATGGACTTCCTCCACCTGAGCCAGAACCTCCTCGTTACGCTGCTGAGTGGCAGCGTTTTCCTTGTTGGTCTGCTCTACGATTACCTTCTGGCCCTCCAGGCGACCCTCCGCCCGGCCCTGACTGGTGGCGCTGCGCCTCATGAAGAACACAGCAGCCAGCAGGGCCAGCAGCAGACCGCCGGCCGCCAGTAAGCTACCTCCGCCGGACAGGCCGGGTATCACGGGACGGTCGTGGTGGTAGTCGGAGTGACCACCGTGGTGGTGGTGGCATCCGGCGTCTGGTTCTTGGGCGAAATGGGCGGGTGCGGCGCGAAGATGGCGATGAGAGCACCCACGGCCGTGACCACCGCTGGCGCGTTGGCCGTGATGCGGGTGATCATGTCACTGTCGATGCCGAACATGCCGAAGAACACGGCGATGCCCGCCCACGTGCTGGGCTCCCGCAGCCGAGCTACAATGTAGTCCAAGGCGTTCATAGTCTGTACTCCTAGGTGGCGGGCAGAGCCGCCGGGTTAGTTCTTCTCATGCATCTCGTCCGTGACCTCCTCCTCGGACTGGACGCAGTGGGACTCCACCACGCTGTCGTTCTGCTCCTTCTCGCAGACCACGGCGGCGGGCGCGGGGCCTTCCTCGGCCGGAGCCTGCCCGCAGGCGGCCACGACAAAGCAGAAGGCAACGGCAGCAAACAGCTTCTTCACGGGTAGTCTCCTATAAACACAGGGTTACACTAACTCTTGTCCTCGGGCAAGGAGTCCTTGGCGGGCTCGGGCGGGGTGCCAGGAGGCGGCACCGGGGATGCCTCAACAGCAGCGGGCGGCACCCCATCCGGGTAGCGCCAGTCAAAGTTATCCCGGCGATTCTTCTGCGGCTCCGGCAACTTGTCGGGCTTGGGTCCCTTGGACTTCAGCTCGCCGATGTCGTGGCGCACCGCGTCGATAATCTGCTCAGCTCGGTTGTCAGTGCCCTTGTCGCCACCGGCAAAAGTGGTCCAGTGCTGCTCGTTACCGTAGGTCCACAGCTCGCCCAGGATGGTCTTACCCTCCTTGTTCAGCTTGTCGTAGAAGGCGTACAGGATCTCCGCAGCCTCAGTCAGCACGTCCGCGGTAACACCGGGAATGGTCTGCAGCCGCTCCCTGAGCTTATCGTCATCAATGTCCCCGGCAAAGGCGTAGGCCCGCAGCTTGCGGACCAACTCGTTGGGGTCCTTAACGTAGTCCACCATAATAGTTCTCCCTTTCCTACGGGGTTACTCGGGAGGCGGCGGGGGAGGAGGTGGCGGAGCAGGCGGCTCCGCCGGCGTCTCGCCGGGCCAGTCCTCATGGATAGGTATGCTTAGCAGCTGGTCCACCGTGGTGGCACTGTCTTTTTGCTCGCGCAACTCGCGGGCGCGGGCGTGCGCGGCGCTGACGTGATTGCGGGCCGCCAGCGCAATGCCGATCATCTGGTTCTTACCCACCGTGACGGTGGTGTTGTCCGAGGCCGTGATAGTCTCGGTAAAGCTGTCGCCCTCCAGCACGGCGGCCACGGCCAGCCCGGCTAGATTCAGACGACTCTCCAGGTCCGTCTGAACCTTCTTACCGCCGCCTACGGGTGCGCCGTCGTCTATCACCTTCTCACGCTTACGCTTCACGGCCTCCCACACGCCTGCGCGCACGGCCTCAACGTCGGTAACCGGGACACCGCTGGCCGCCGGAACCGCCTCGGAAGGCAAGGGTATGACAACGAGAGGCTCAATAACAGAAGAGACCGCATCCTCGTAGGCACCTGCGTAGTCACCGCCGCCTTTCTGTACCTGACGTCCGCTGACCGGGTCATAAATTAACCAATTCTCGCGCATAGTCTCCTCACTTCATCAGAGCTACAACCTGGATAATGCCAGCCGTCACGTTCATGTTAGATGGACTACCGGAAACAGTCGCCATCTGTAGGTAATAGGTTCCCGTGCCGTTGAGAGTACCTACTGCTTTAAGGGGCATTACAGTTTCCGAGTACACTGTGGAAGCGCCGCCATAGGTGTTCTCTTGAAGAACATTACTGGCCCCGTCAATAATTCGTATCCGGGGTATAAACTTCAAGCCCGCCCCAGTGACCTCTGCCTTACCAAAAACATCAATGAGTATAGCCGCCGCCCCAGAGGTAGAGATGGTAGCCTGACATATAGTGGTGTAGGTGCTTCCTATATTGTTGACCGCCGAAACCAGCGCCGTGACACTATTGGAAGTTACCTGATTGTCCACAATAGAGGCAGTTATGACCTTGCCGGCCTGCACCTGCCCGCTGCTGTTCAGTCCCGCGCTGACCCGACCGTCGGTAAGCTCAGTCGGGCGGCCAACTATGCCGGCACTCCAATTAGGACCACGCGCGGCGAAAATGTCGTCTACAAAGGCCCCGTCTACGCCGTTGTCGTAATAAACCCGGCACGTCGCCCGCACGGTCCCCGCTGGCGCGGCTACCGTCATCACCCCGACACGCGTCCAGTTCTGGCCGGTATAGACCAAGGGGTAAGGATTACCGTCGCTGGTGTAGTTACCCCACCAATACCCGCAGCTGATTACCTGGGCACCAGTGTAGTCCAGAAAATCTACAAAGGGGACAATCCGGGTGCTCGCGCCACTGTTGCCGCGACACATGACCGTGAAGAAGATCTGCTCCCCTTCCGACATGGGGACGTCAACAAAATACTGTGAGTACCCGCTGCCCCCGCCGTTCCAGAACCTAGACTTGTTTCCAGAGTAGCCAAAGCCTGTGTAGAGGTTGTTCAGTCCCACGCCTTGCGGGTTAGCCTCCTCGGAGGTAGGGTTGGGCGCAAGGTTAGTCCCGGCGGTGGCCGTGAGGGAACCCGCGTACCCCAAGCCGCCGATGGTAACTTGGCCGCCACCCGCGCCAGCCAGAGAGCCGTTAGATCCTATGCTCACTCCGCTGTTCAACGAAGCACCTAGGTTGCCGATGCCGTTGTAGAGCTGAACCCCGCTGAAATAGATGGAGCCATTGTACACCATCGGAGCCGGGCTGGTGCCTATACCCGTCAGGTTGCCGTAGGGGTCCAGGGCGATGCGGCTGTTGCGCTGGGCGTCGGTGTCGCCGGAGAACCCGAGTCCGGTGAGCTGAACTTGCCCGCCCCCGGCACCACTCAGAGCTCCACCGGAGCTGATGCTGACGAGAGTGTTCTGGATGCCCTCGGTGCCGGTTAGGGCGCTCAGGTTGCTCGGCCGACTTGCGAGGTTAGCCCAGATGCGATCGCTAAACGGGCCGAAGTCAATACCGGAGACAGTATTCCCAGGTGCGTAGGCGGCCACGCCTACGTACAAGACCAAGTTGGCACCCGTGGAGGCCGTGTAAACCACAGAACCATTGGCGTAATACCGAACATTCGCTCCGTCGTAGGTGATAGTCCACCGGGTTTGGGCAGTGTAGCCCGTGCCTAGGTCCGAGACTACAGTTCCGCTGTGAAAGATGTAGTAATGTCCGTCGCTGGACCTATCTATGGAGTAGGTTAGATACTGGTAGTTACCGTCCGTGATGTTGCTGGTCAGTCCGATAAACGTGTCGGTGGTGTCGATTATCCCTGATACATAAGCCGTGCCCGTGTAACTCTCGCGAGAGTAGACGTTGTAGTCCCATACAGACGCGGCCGTCACTCTCTTAGTGACGGTGTTACCCACGATATTGTACGTCCCGCCGTGTCTGTCATACAGACTCAGGCCACCCGTGGTATTCATCGGGTAGGGGCCGTAGAGAATATCGGTAATGGAATACCCGTAAGTGCCGGTGTTATAGACGTCCAACACCTTTGGATACAGCACCTGACCCGCTGGCGCGGGCGTGGTGAGGTAGATCTGGCCGTCTATCCAGCAAGCCACCTGCTGCCCGTCGTAGGTGAGAGCCACTCTGGTGGCCGCCGTGACACTATACGGACCTGCTCCCGCTATCACGCTGCCGCTTTGGTACAGAGTTATGCTGATCTGCCCCGCAGTCAGGGACTGTATCTCCATGAGGTACTTGTTACCAGCTAGAGTGTAACTGGTGGCGTCTCCAAGAGCTAGACGATGGAGCCATCCGCTTCCCGCGTTCTGCAGAGTTGAGCTGGTTATGAACGCGCTGCCATACAGCGCCTGACCTCTTGCGCCGCCCTCCTCCGAGCCGTGTGTGCCGATCTTGCTGACGCTGTTACCTACAATAGTCTCGTAAGAACCTAGAGCAGTCAGCACGCCGCTGGTGCCGGCGTTCAAGCTGCCGGTGTAACCCAAGCCCGTGATAGTGACCTGCCCGCCGCCCGCGCCAAGCAGATTACCCCCCGAGCCGATGCTGATGAGAGTGTTCTGAATACCCTCACTTCCCGCCAAAGAACTCAGGTTGGTGGGCCGCCCCGTAAGGTTGGTACTCCAGATGGCCCCTAGGGTGGAGTCCACCTCCGTTGTAGCCACCCTCAACAACGCCAGCTTGCAGGTCGTCCCTCCGTTCATCTGGGACTGAACGTAGACGGAAATGTACGCGGCTTTAGCGGGCACGGGACCCACCGCGTCTTTCTTGAACACCCAGGTGTTAGCCGAGCCGGGAGATAATACTGCCGTCAATCCACCGATATAGGTGGCATTACTATCATAAAAGTTAAATCCAACCTGCCAGTAGCCCACGTTTATGGAAGTGTTAACCCACCCCGAAACGTAGAAATTACCAGCCCCGGCCGGTAGAGGAATTAGTCCCGGGTAACTATTGTTCATGTAGGCGCTGCCGTTGACTCCCCCGCTGGCCAGCCAGTAGTTGCCGGGGTCGCCAGTGCTGGCCACCACTCTGGTCAGGTTATTTATCGCGGTCCACGGACTGGTGCCGCCGGCAAGCGCCGTATTGGCTACGAGGTTATCCCCGCTAGTGGCTGAGAGATCTCCCAGATAGCCCAAGCCCGTTATAGAAACCTGACCACCGCCGGCTCCGGTGAGGGCTCCGCCGCTGCTGATGCTGATTAAGCTATTCTGAATAGTCTCCGAGCCGGCGAGGCCGGAGAGATTGGTGGGGCGTCCCGTGAGATTGGTGCTCCACGCAGCTCCCAAGGTTGGGTTGTCCTCGGTGCCCGCCTTGGGAGTCCACTGAGTGGGGGCGTCCCCCATCTCCAGCATTATGTCGTCCCAGTAGAGCGTGCCGTTAATGCCGTAGCAGCGCACTTCCAGAAAGCTGGGGCTGGCGCTGGTGGTAATGGTGACAGTTATTCTCTTCCACTGCCCGGTTGGGAAGCTGGTGGTCAGGGTAACGTCCTGACCAACTACCGTGCCGTCGTAAAGAAGTAGAGATCTGTTAGAGGTAGCGGCTCCGGTGATGCTGGCGACCCACAACCACCCGGAGAGGGTGTACTTGGTGCTGGGCAGTATCCCCGTGGTTAAGCGCTGATAAATGTAGTAGTCGCCCCCCGTGGTGGCACCTACGATCTTAAAGGACTTGCCCCCGCTGTGGTAAAAGTCAGTGGAGGAGGTCACGGTGAGAACGCCAGAAGTGGTCCAGCTGCCGGTGCCCAACTCTGCCGAGGAGTTGTCCAGCATGTTCTGGCCACCCACGGCACCCAGGAAAGCCAGAGCTCCGGCCCCTAACCCCGGAAGAGTAACCTGCCCTCCGCCTGCACCGCTCAGCGCGCCGTTGCTGCCCACAGTGACTAGGGTGTTCTGGATGCCCTCGCTGCCGCTCAGGGCCGCGAGGTTACTCGGGCGGCCGGTAATGTTAACCGACCACACACCGCCCAGCGTAGCGTTCAGGTCGCCGGTGTAGCCCAGCCCGCCGATGGTAACTTGCCCGCCCCCAGCTCCGCTGAGGGCACCGTTAGCTCCTATGGTCACGGCTCCGTTGACCACGCCGTAGGTACCGCTGGTAGTCAGCACGTTGCCGCTGGCGTCCAGCAAGTCCCCACCCAGCTTGGGTAGATTGTAGCCGCTGAAGTCCCTTACCCAAGCAGCCCACGCGCTCTCGCTAGAGCTGACCCGCAGCCACATCTGGCCGGCGTTGGTGCTGTTGCCGCTGGTGAACCGCTGCTTGATGCTGCCGCCGCTACTGTCCGTCCAGTCAACCCACGTCTCCAGCACGCCGTAGTTGCCCAGCCCGCTGAGCCCTATGTCGCTGGCGGCCTTGAACTCGCGCGCCACCTTCATGGGGAAGTTGGAGCGGTACCAGCTGGGCAGCTGATTGCTGCCGCGCGTGTCCGTAACACCGTCAAAGGTGGCGTTGAGCGCGCCGGTGTAGCCCAGCCCGCCTATGGTCACCTGTCCGCCGCCAGCGCCGCTGAGAGCGCCCGCGATGCTGATTGTGACGTAGCTGTTCTGAATGGAGCTGTCGGTCAGCAGAGTGCCGCCGCTGTTAGTCAGGTTGGTGCCGGCAACGGCACCGATGCTGCTGACGCCAGGCCACGTGCTCCCGTTCCAACGGGACAGATACTGAGTGCTGGGTCTATACCACAGGTCGCCTATAGCAGTGGCGGTAGGCTGGGTCTCGGTGAAATACGTGGTCACCTTGCCGTCAGCAGTAGCCTGAGCCCCGGCCGCGTTGGTCAGCGCCAGCGCCACGCGAGTGTCCGTAACCTCCTGCCACACTGACCCGTTGTAGCGGTACAGCCTGTTGCCGTCGTCAGTGTCGAACCACAGATCGTTGGTGGCCGCCCCGGTGGGCGCGCTGGTCTGGTAGAACAGCGTGATGGCGGTGTTAGCCGCCGCCAAGGCGCTGAGAATGCCGGCACCGTAGGCGTCGTCTCCGTGCAGCACTATCAGCTTGATGGTGCTGGTGGTGCCGTCAGCCGTTGTCACCGTAACCAGCACCCAGCTGGTCAGCACGGAGTTAATCAAGTCGGTTAGGGCCAGCGTACGGGTGGTGCCGCTGCCCGTCAGGTTGACGGAGTTGCCCAGGTTGTCAACGGCTGTGAAGGTGTACGGCGTGGTGACGTTGGTGCCCGTGGCGGTAACGGTGGCGGTCTGGCCGCCGGGGCTGGCGTTGTTGTTATTGTCGTAATAGAAGTGAGTACGGTCCGTGGTCAGCACCAAGTTCTTGGGGCTGGCCCCCTTGCTCTTGGCGAGGGTAAAATTCTCCGAGACCGAGAACTCTCCCAGCGTGGCGCTGAGGGTCACCGTGGCCGTGTCGGCGCCGGGGTCGCTGACGGTGAACTTGCCGTCCGTCCCAATGGTCAGCCAGCTGCTGCCGGTGACGTTGCGGAACTGAACCTGCCCTATGTCGTTAATCTGGGTCTGGTTTAGGAAGACCTTAAACTCGCCCTGATAGGTGTAGCTACCACCGCTGCCGTCGCTGGCGGTGGCTACAAAGATCTTGCTGTCCTTGAGGAAGCCGTTCAGGGTCTGGCGCGGCAGCGGGAAGCTGTCCACTGACTGCACCGTCATGTTCTTGGCGTAATTAGTCTTAACGCGGTACAGCTCGTTGGGGCTGGCCTGCTTCTGCAGAGCTGCCACGTCCTCCTGCCGCACGCTGACGCTGGGCGTGCGGAACTTGAACTGGCGGACCGCGAACTTACCAGCGCGGGTGACAAACCAGAAGCCGTTGAAGCTGGCGCACAGGGTCTCCACCACCTCGTCAACCTGCAGGTCGGGCTCGCTGATGAACACGCCCTCAAAGGCGTAGGGCGCGTCCGTGGCAGCCTGCGCAAACAGGGTCAGGTCCAGGTCGCTGTCGGTTAGTCCGGCCTTGTCCTTTATCAGGTTCTTCACAAGATCCGGCACGTTGGTCAGGCTGCTGTAGGCCCCCGCAGCGTCCACGGTCAGGTCGCCCGCGGGCTTGGCCCCCAGCTTGAAGAACCCCTCGGCCAAGCACGTGCCGAAGAAGCCGACCGGCACCGTGGCGCTCTGCAGAGCTGCGTAGTTGGCAAAGTCGCTGTAGGGGGTCAGAGCTACCCCGCGGTCGTACACCTTATTTATCCAAGCCAGCGCGCCGTCGTGCACCTGGAATATCAGGCGGCTGTTGTCAACCGGAACCGGGGTAATGTTGCGGGCCGTGCCGAGCAGCAGCGGCTTGCGGCGCTGCTGCAGGTCCAAGCCACCCTCCTTGCCGCCGCTGCCGGCGTACACGTTGGGCTGAATGGGCTTGGCCAGCTTGTAGCTGTTGTCCCGCAGCGCCAGGACCAAGTTGTCCCCGTCGGCGGTGATCTCGAGGCTGCTGCCCACAAACTCAGTGGTAAAGCTGCCGTAGCTAGCTCCCGGCACCCCGCGCTTGACGGTTACTGTTCTACCGTCCCAGTTGTAGCCCAGCAGGTAGTCCAGCAGGCCGTCCACGTTGTTGATGCTGGCGCTGCCGCTGCTGATCTGCGTGCCCCCCGGCACGTTCTGCTCGAACACGGAGGTCTCGTGGCTGAAGCCCTGCCGCAGCCGCAGAAAATACGGGGTTGTCTGCGCCAACGTAGCGTCGTCGGGCAGATTGTTGGCGAAAAAGACGTTCTTGGTGGTGCCGGCCACGGGGTCGTAGGGCTGGCACTCCAGAAGATAGGCCCAACCAGTGCTCATTTAGAAAGTCTCTTAGTAAATGCCCGTCCAGTCTATGGTACTGAGGTCAAACGGGTTAAAGCCACTGCCGCTCAGGTTTACCGTACTAGGGTCTATACCCTGCGCTGCCAAGCTGTCTAGCATCTGCTGGAGCAAGACGTTGGTCTCTGTTAGAGTTGCTCCCACGTCCTGAGTGGCGGTGGTGGTAGCGGCGGTAGCCGCCGCGGTGCTCGCGGTGTTGGCCACGACTGCCGAGTTGGCGTCCAGTATCTGCTGCTGGATCTCGGCGATGCTGGGCAGAGCCGGAAGATCCTCGGGATTGGTTGCGGTGGCCAGCCCACTGGCGTCGGCCGGGGCGTTGGCGCTGACGTACTTGAGGAAGTCCGTCACCTGGGTGAATACACTGAAAAAGTCGGTGCTGCTACTGTAAAGCGTCTGGGCCGCGCTCAGGTAGTCCTGGCTCAGCTGGCCCAGCTGATCCACGTGACTGTAGTCACCGCTGGCAATCTGGCTGGTCAGTCCGCCGTAGGCCGCCTGCGCGTTGCTGAATATGGTCTGAGGAGCCAGCGGACTGCTGTCCGTGGCCGTCAGCTGACGCAGAAGATCGTCCGCGGCCGACTTGATGGAGTTGGTGGCCTGCTCGGCGTACTTTTTCACCAGCTCCGTGCGCTGCAGGCCGTAGTAACGCTCCACCTCCGCTAGATCGCCACCCACCGCGTTAGCGTCCCTCACGCTGTTCTGGTAGTCCTTGATCAGCTGGTTGTACTCACCCATAATGGGGTCGGTGATCCCCAGAATGCCCTGGCTGATGCTGAAGTTAAAGTCGTCCTTCTGCTGCTTGAGCATCTTGTTGTAGGCATTGGTCAGATCGTTGGTGCTGATACCGAGCGCCTTGCTCTGGCGCAGCAGGGAGTTGTAACTCTTGGTGAGGTCCTGGTTCTGCTTCTCCAGCTGGGTAGTCACCTTGGCTAGATCAACAAAGTCCAGGTAGCTCTTACCAACGCCAAGGTCCTGACTCAGATCGTCGGCCGTCTTAGCCGTGCTGTTCTTAGCGATAGTCTGGTAGATGGGATTAAGGTCGGCAAACTTACCGGCGTTTATCTGGGTCTTCAGAGCGAACGCCGCCAGCTCGTCAGGCGTTCCAATCAAGTAGTCCACGCCCGCCGTGCCCTTGGGACGGCCCTTTTTGTCAACCGCGCCGGTGGTGCTGTAAAAGGTCTTTACGTCGCCCTTGATCTTCTTGGCCGTGCCAAAGGTGCCGTAGTCGCCGGCCCGCAAGTAGCTGCCGAGCTGGTCGGCTACACGAGTAAAGAAGCCGGAGGTCGCGTCCGCAGCATCCTGCACACCTTGCCTGTCGCCCTTGTCCTTGCTGGTGATTGTACCCAGCTTGAGGCGACCGTCCTCGCCAACAGTGATGCTGCCCTTGGCCTGTGGCTTCTTGCTGTGACCAAGCAAGCCCAGGCCCAGGCCCACAACAGCGCCCACCGCCGCTCCCACCGGACCAAACTGCGCTCCGGCGGCGGCTCCTCCCAGAACCTTGCTGCCCACCCGGCCGAGGCCCAGAGCCTTGCCTATCTGACTACCCACCTCAAAGGCAGCGAAAGCCTGACCCGCCACGCCGGCTACCTTGCCCAGACCCTTGCCCAGCGCGCCCAGCCGCGCGCCAAAGGTCTGCGCCGTGCCCTTAAAGGCGCTGCCTATATCCTTAAAGCCGTCCGTCAGAGTCTTGAAGTTGCTGACCATGCTTGTCACGCCCGTCTTGGGGTCAGTGACGGCCCGCTTAGAGCTGAATAGGCGCTTCAGGGGCTCAAAATAGCTAGTAGCGCTGTTAAAAGTGGTCAGGGGGTTAAGAGGAGTTTCCGGCTTAGTAGCCGTGACTACGATGGGCTGTACGCCGAAGTTATCGTCCGGAATCTGCGAACCCGCAGCGGACATCAAGCCCGAGGTAATTCTAGAAAGGGACGGCGACCCGGTGGCATAGGTTACGGGATTGTTGTTGCGGTTGCCGCTGTCAAACAGACTGCTGAGTACCGGAATGCCCGCTGTAGCGGCAGCCAGAAAACCACCCGCGCCCATAACCCCTTGCACGGGATTATTCATGCTGAGTATCTGGCCCGTGTCGGAACTTACAGCAGTCTTACCCGCATTCAAGGCATTGTTCAGTGTGCCCGTAAACATCTGCCCCAGAAACTGCTTTAGCGGATTGTACAGGACAAAGTCCAGTATAGTCTTCTTCAGGTCCTTAAAAATCCCCCCGATGGTCTTCAGGAACGACTTCCCGCTCTCTGCCCCTTCCCGGAAGCCGTCCACAATCGCGTCGGCAAAATCCTGCCCTACCTGCTGGAGCTTGGTGAAGATTTCCTTAGACTTTTCGGCTTCCCTGCGAGTCTTAATCAGTTCGGTACGCGCGGCCACCTCAGCGTTGATGTTTACGTTATTCAGGCCCTTTTCCCTGAGTTCCCTCTGCAGCTTAATCAGCTCGAGAGTATCCTCTATATCCTGCTCGCGGGCTCCGTGCGCGTACAAGCTGGCCTCGGCCTGCAGATTCATTATCTCTACCTCGGCCGAGCGGGCGTCTGTGGAAGCCTGAATGGCGTCAGCCACGTCTAGTACGGCCATCTTCTCGCGAGTTAGATCGTCCACCCTATTCTGGTAATTCTCCGGGTTTACCCCCTTTGCGGCTACCTGGGCCTCCTGGCGGGCCTGAGCCTCACGCAGTGCTCGGCCTCCCTCCAGAGCCGCGGTGACTAGGTCTACACCCTTAGCAGAAACGCCGCGCACAGCCGTACCCACCAGCGTGTCGCCGGTCTTGGTAGCCCTCTCAAACTCCGACTCAGCTATCTGCTTAACAATCTCGGCTTCTTTCTTCTTCTCCGCGTTCAGACGCTGAGTAGCGGTGAGGTAGTCTAGAATGACTTTCTCGCCCTGCTCGTACGTGATATTTTGGGCGTCGCGCACCTCCTTGAGAGAAGCGATCTGGGCGTCGCTGCTAGCGCCCACTATGTTCTGGGCGTCCTGCAGCTGCTTGCGCTGGTCCTCGGACAAAGCGGCGGGGTCCAGCTGACTCAGCTGGTTCAGAGTGTCGTGAGCTTGCTGGATAGAAGCCAGCGTTACCCCAGCCTGCTCCTGCACGCTGTGGCTGAGAGCTTTGACGCCTGCCTCAGCCTTTTCGGCGGTGTTGAAAGCGTCCTTAAAATTGTCAAACTGCGCTTGGGCGGCAGCCTGCGCCTCCTGGGCAACCACGTCCCCACGGCTGCTGGTGAGGGCCTGTATGGCGGCCGAGGAGTTGAAGATCTCACGGTTAAGGTCCCGCACGGCCTCCATGGCACGGCGGATGTCCTCAATGTTGGAGTCCACCGCGCCGGCACCGCCGCCGGACTTGCCCTTGCCCTTGCCGCCGGTTCCACCCGTATCTGCGTCAGGAGGCTTGATTCCAGCTGCTTGATTGTAGCCCTTGATGAGCTTCTGCTGATACTCGTAAAACTTCGGCCCCTTCCAGTTAGGATCGAGACGACTAGCTGAGGCCAGCGAGTCCAGCACCGTCTCTGCATTAGAGGCAGTTCTGAGCAACTCAGCTTTCTGACGATCAGAAGCCGCGCCTGACGTCATGGCGAAACTTCTTAGTCTAGCCGCGGACTCGTAGACATTCTTATACTGAGCTTCAGTGCGTATGCTGCTAGGGTCCAGCTGTGTGGGAGTTCCTCCTTTCTTAGGGGCTACCGTCAGCTGACGGTAGATTTGATAAGGCTCCCCAGTGAGGCGCTGACCCCCCACCATGAGAGAACCTCCGCTACGGGCTGCTCTTAATCCTCCCTTACCCGCCCCTGTGGCAAGATCATAGATAGTACCTAAAGCTCCCAAAAGAGGATTAACTTGGGAAAGAGCTCCCCCAATCCTAGGAGTGTAGGTACCGGGAATCTTCTGGCCCGACTTTACCGGAGTGTACACAGCGTCATAGCTAACAGCTCCTGCCTTAGCTAGATTCAGCTCTATCTGAGCAGCGGCTGCTTTACGCAGAGCAATAGCATGCTGGTCCAACGTGGCATTTGAGGAATCAAGGTAGGCAGTGTAGGCAGCAGTCACCTGACTGCCCTGCGAAGAAGTACTATTTAGCCCATTAAGGGCTTCCTGAGCGAGATCACTCTCGGACTTAAGAGAACTCAGATACCCCACCACTGCGGATATGGCGATGCCAATAGCCACGAAGGGTATGGACATAAGAGCAGCCCGTAGAAGATTTACCGTACCAGTGGCGACACCCGCCGCCACTCCCATGGCGCGCGTACCTATGGAAGCGGTGTTTGCTCCAGCGGCAGCCACTATGGTGGCCTGACCTGCTTGCTGCGTAGCTGCGGTAAAACTGCCGAGGCCTCCAGTGACTATGGAAGTCGCACCTCCGAGGGAACCAAAAGCCCCACTTGCTGTCTTTACTCCCGAAGCAATGTTGCTGGTCTTAACCGCTGCTCCCTCAGCCGCGGAGCTAACGGCCCCGAGGTTACTGACCACTATGCCCGCATTTTGCCCAAAACCTCCCATGGCGGTGCCGGCGTTCATAGCCGCCTGGCCAGTCTTGGTAGCCGAGACTACCGCAGTGTCCATGGAACCAGCCAGTTTACCAACCGTGCCCGAGGCAGTATTACTTACTATTCCTAGAGAATTCAGCTCTCCCCTGGCTAGGGTCACACTGCGGGTGGTCCCGTAAAAGTTCTCGCGCAGCTTAGTGGCCTGCCCGCCTACGGAAATAAGGCCCGGCACCGCATTCTGGGCGGCGTTAGCCGTAGTCGTCACTGCTCCGGCCAAGTTCTGAGTCATACGTGCCGATTGCTGAGCACTAGCCTGGAAGGCCGTCAGGGCGCTAGAGCCTCCTGCCGTCACAGTGTTAAGGGCCGTCATCTGCCCGGCCGCGGCGGCGGCGGCAGTACCGGCCCCCGTGGTGGCTCCCGCAGCAGCAGTGGCGCTAGTGGCCTGAGAGGCGCTGGCAGCAGCAGCCCGATTAGTAGCATCGGCGTAAGCCTGCATTCCACCGGAAGCTTCTTTACCCGCGGAACCGGCCGCAGCTGTGGTTGCCGCGACCGCAGGACTGGGGCCGACTACTCCAGAGTAGCCTTGACGATAGCCAGTCTTAAATGTGTCGGTAGTAGCTACCTTGGCTGCTCCAGCCTTCTCACGAACGGCCGGCCCGACCTCTGACAGCTTACTAACGCCCGCGAGGTTAACTGCTGCCTGAGTAGCCCACTTGAGACCAGCCGCTCCCGCCAGACCTGACAAAGCAGCGACTAAAAAGTTGACGTTATCTCCCACGAATTTGAAGAGCTTGCCCAAGCCCTGCAGGACTACCGCTAAACCTTCAGATTGCAGCAACTTAGTGATGCTGTCCGCTATGTCAATTAAACCCTTGTTGAGTCCACTCTCACCCAAACCGCTGGCCGCAAAGGTGAAAGCGTTACGGAGACGATTAAAGGCTGCGTCAACTGTCGCGCTAGCCGTTTTGGCGCTCTCGGCAAACTCGTTCTGTAGAGAGTCTGCTAGATTGAGCAGACCCTCGTGCAGCTTCTCACCACTGATCAACCCCTTCTTCATTTGAGCGTCCAGCTCCTTGGTGCTGATACCCAGAGCAGCAGCCATACGGCTGAAAGCTCCCGGTAGACGATCACCAAGCTGGCCCCGCAGCTCCTCCGCCTGCAGCTTGCCCTTGGACATGATCTGGCCCAAGGCCCGGAATATACCGTCCATATCACTCGTGCTGAGTTGCAAGGCTCGGCCAGCGGTAGCGAAACCGCTGAAGATACGCTGAGCATCCGCTATAGTAGTTCCGGTACCCTTTACTCCACCAAGGAAGCGGCCGTAGCTCTCAGCCAGAGAAGTAAACTCTAGGCCGAGCCTACTAGCTGTCTTCTGCAAATAATCAAATTGATTAGCCGCCTGAGTACTGCTGCCGGTGGCGGCCTGCAGCTGAGCGCGTATCTTAAGAACGTCGTTGGCCGCGTTGATAATAACCTTGGCACCCAGAATGCCGCCCAAGGTGCGGAAGGCCGTCTGCGTGTGGATGAGACTGTTGCGCAGCAGGTCACTCTCCTGCCGGAACTGCCGGATGCCGCTGGTGTCCACCTTACCGCCCAGCTGACTGACGCCGCGGGTGCTGGGAGCCTGGATCTGGGCTCCGCTGATCTGGCGCAGCCGCGTAAAGGACTGCGTCACCCGGTCCACCGCCGCGGCAAAGGCGATAAACTGCTCGCTGGTACCGGCCAAGCCGCGGGGCACGCCCTTGAACGTGGAGAGGGCGAGGAACAGCTTCTCCAGGTTGGCCCCGGCGTTGGCGCTGGGGCCGCGGAAGCCGCCCAAGGCGTTAAGGAAGCTCACCACGCGGGGGCCTACGCCTGCCACCCGGCCCATGCTGTTGAGGGCGGTGACGAGCTTCTGAAGGTTCACGCCGGCCTGCGGAGTGGGGCCGTTGTAGCGCGCGGTGGCGGCCAAAAAGTTAGCCAGTCCAGCGCCGCCCGGCGCGCGGATGGTGCCCGCGGCCTTGAGGCCGTTGAGCAGCAGCAGCGTGTTGTCCACGCTAATCTTGGTCGGCCCCTTGAAGCCGTTGAGCGCCTTGCTTAGCGAAGTGAGGCTGTTGACCGCCTCCTGAGGCACCGTGCGCAGCCCGGTCAGCTGGTTGAAGGCCGCCGTCATGCGCTTGGCGGCCTCCACCACGCCGCCCTCCATGCTGGTGGCGGCTGCCTTTATGCTCTCAAAAGACTTGACGATCCGCTCAGCGCCTGCTTCCGCGCTAGAGCCATCAATCCTCAGTTCATAGTCTGCCATGGGCCGCTCGGGGTCCTAGGTGGCGGGGCTGACTGCCGGTTACGGGGGAGCTTCTACCTCACTTCTTTGGGGTGTGCGGCGCGGCGCTTTTGCTCTTGGCCTTGGCCGCGTGGTCGGCCAAGTAGATCTGGTCCAGCCGCTGGACGTGGTGCAGCAACTCGTCCCGCTCGTCCGCGTCTTCAATACCACGGAAGTCCGAGTAAGCCAACACCTCTGCCAGACTAATGGGCTGCGGCCCGGCAAAGCCCATCTGCCGGCTGCTGCTGAGGAACATATAGGCTTCCCACACCCACACCAAGTCAGGCCACAGCTCCGGCCTGCTCTTCAGAATGGGGAAGTCCTCGGGGTTCTGGCCGCGCTCTATAACGTCGCGGCGCATCTGCTCAAGGTCGGGCGGCTTGGGCTTTAGCTCCCAGCGGAGGAGCTCTGCAAGTTTCCCTCCTCCTCCTTCTGCTCCTCCTGTTGGTAGGTAGCCCGCTCCATGCTGGCCGTCAGGATCTCGTCGCGGAAGTCCGGGTAGCGCTGCATCATCATGAGGACGTTGTCCTCAGTGCAGGGCAGCTCAGTATCGCGGTTGTCCGGATTCGGAACACCCTCCCAACCCACGATGACGGCCTTGGCCAGCTGCGCGTTGAGCATGCGCTCCTGAATCTCATCGGGGATGTCCTGACCACGGAACTGCTTGGCGTAAGGCTTCTCCAGCCTGCGGCGGACGTCCCGGGACTTCTTGCAATTCAGACGCCGGAGCTGGACTTTGATTCCGTCGCCGAAATCGACCCACTGGCCTTCTTCCTCAGCGACTTTGTCCGTGCTGTAGCGGTCGAAAAACTTGCTGGGCATGTCGGTATGTTCCCTTCTACAGAGAGTCTAGAGTATTCAGGAGGGCGGTACTCTACCTCAGCCGGGGGAGAGGAGCCGGCCGAGGTAGAGGTAACGCGGCAGTCAGGCGGTTGGCAAGCGCGGCGTTACGCCACGTAGTCAAACCGACTGAGCAGCACGGTGTAGTCGCGGCCGTTGAGAGTGTCCCGCAGAGCCTGGAAGCCCAGATTTGCGAACAGATCCGTGTCGATGCCGGTCACCTCGGGCACGCCGCTGCTGTACTTCAGCCGCGGAACGTCCCAAATTTCTGCGCGAGAAGTGGAGGCGTCCCTAAAGGCAAAGGCGCAGCTGCTGGCCGTGTTATTGATCAGCTTGGCCAGCAGAGTCTCGTCGCCGAAGTAGGTGTTCAGGTTGCCCGTGAAGTTGCTGCGGCCCTGACCAATGCCGATGGCACCGGGGCTGCCCACGGCGTTCTGGGCGCGCAGATTATTCTCCAGGGAGAACCCGAAGCTGCTGACGTAGTTGGGCGTGGTCACGGTAGCGCCGCCCTCCAGCAACCACGGAATGCTGTTGCTGCTGTCCAGCACGTTGCCGGTGGGCGGGGTGATGGTGCTGGCACCGCTGTCACGGCTGCTGGTGAAGCCGGTGCTGTCGCTGCCAAGGAAAGTCAGGGTAGCGGTGATGACGGCGCGAGTGTCGCCGCTAACCGCCAGCGTGCCTACCTCCATCCCGCGGAAGTAGGTGTAGCGGGTGCCAGCGTCCAGCTGGAACTGCTCCTCAATGCGGTAGCTGAACGGAGTGGTGCCGTTGCGGACGGTGTCCCCGAAGTAGACGCGGATGGTCTTGGACGCGCCGGCGTCGGCAGCAAAGGTGCCCACCGTGGCGTCAAAGCTGAGGCGGTTGGCGGCGATGGCGCTCACCCGGCAGTAGGTGTTGGTGGCGGCGGTGGCGAAGCTGTAGGCACCACCCTCGCTGCTGATCTTGACCCACTGGCCGACCACGAGGCCGAGGGTGGTGAAGTTGAGAGTGGTGCTGGTCAGCGCGTTGCCGCCGCTGGTGGTAGCCACGATGTCGCCGCTGGCTCCCTGCAGACCCACTACCTTCACGCGGGTGGTGGCCGCGGGAGCAGCGTCCACCGCGCCGCCGGCGATGGTGATGCTGGTGGCACCGCTGCCGCTGACGGCAAACAGGCCGTTGACGCCGGCCACAGTGCTGCCGCTAACCCGGATCAGGTGGCCCACCACAAAAGCAGTGCCGGTGGCGTTGATGGCGCTGCCGCTCAGCACGCTGGTGGCCGCCAGAGTAATGGTGGTGGCGCTGGTGGCGGTGATGCGGGTGGCGCTTGCTCCATACTCCCAGCCGGCCCCGTTGTACACCTCCGGCTGACGCAGCCAGTAGTTGCAGAACGCGCCCTCTAGGAATATATCCATGTTCTCAAGGCTGTACTCGGTGGCCACGTCGCCCCCGGCGTCATAGCCCGTGAGAATAAGGTCCTTGATCTGGCGGGTGGAGTCTATCTCGTTGCTAACCTCAGATCGGAAGAGCGTCGTGTAGGGAAAGA